ATGTTAGATAATGTCAGTTCAGAAACTTTACGTTGTAATGTGGAAATAATAATGTTTACGTTCATGGGTTTTCAGTGTTAGAAAACGCCTCCATCTAAAGTGTCTGACCATACAGGAACGCCTCCTGATGTTACAGTTAGAACTTGGAATGAAGTTGTTGCGTCAGTGCCTGTACCAGGTGATGCCATGTTAGCAGCAGCAGTTACGGCTAATGGATTTGTACCGTCACCATAAGGAATACCATACTGAGTAAAGGTTGAAACACCTGTACCACCATATTGTACTTCGAGGTCAGTATCTAGTTCTAGGTCACCAAGTACGACTGTACCACGGTTACCTGTTACACCGAAGACTGTACCAGTGTCTGTAGCATTCTCAATGAATGTCCAAGCACCAGCTCCATCAGCACCTCCAGTGCGATCATAACCAAAGAAACCAAACTGAGCAGCACTACCTGTGTGGTAGTGAACTTTAACACCTCTGTCTAGTCCGTCACTAGCATCTCTTACAGCAGTAATAGTCCCACCACTATCTATGTTACCAGTGATTGCCTGATCTAGAGTGATCGTTTTAGCACCTGTGTTAATAGAAGCAATGTTAGTTGAGTTTGCTATATTTGTTCCAGTGATATCATCACCAACATTTAATCCTACCACTCTGTCCACAGTAAGAACTGTAGCACCTGATGTAGCAGAAGCAGTCAATGTCAATACAGTTGTAGGATCTCCTAACTCGATTGTAGGATCGTTAACAGACATTGAAGCACTGTTAACTGTAGTTGTAGTACCATCAATCTGTAGGTCACCTTTAATAATAACTAAACCATCAGCATCACCACCAGCTGGGAATGGGTCAATGATCATCTCTGTACCAGAGGTAGTAGAGAGGACGTTGCCATCCATCTTTAACTGGTCAATAGTAAACTCACCAGTCTGGTTGATAGTACCAGAAACTGTTTGTGTACCATTGAATGTAACACCATTCTCAAATGTAGTTGTTGAGTTGACTGTTAATGTGTCAGTGTTAGCAGTACCGATGATAGCATCGTCATCAACATTTAAGTCTTTGATCCATGCCTTAGCACCAACTGCCAAACCACCTGATACCATCACAGCAGCAGTTGTGGAGTTGGACGCTGTAGTAGTGTCAGCAAATGTTACCTGAACACCTGTGTCATACTGCTGATCAGCACCAGCCCATCTTAGTTTGTCTGTAGTTGTCTCATCATAATATACACGTGCGTCATTTCCTGTACCGAACTTTAGGGGGATATCGTCCTGTATAAGAACTGAAGCAGCAGCGTTACCACCTGACACTCTTCTGACTTGTAAGTCACCGTCAGAGTCGTCCCAGACTAACTCAAGGTCTCCAGATGTACCGAACTCTACTTCCTGTCCATCTTGGAATACAACCTTACCAGTGCCATTAGCACCGATGATTAGGTCTGTGTCTGTTGTGCTTGTGTCAATTACGTTCGAGTTGATCTGAACGTCATCAACCAAGAGTTGATCTATCTTACTATTACTATCTACAATGATGGTTGAATCTGCTGTCAGTACGCCATGTACCTGATCCATCATGTCTGTATAATACTTACCACCTACAACCTGAGCAGCAGAATTGTTATCTCCAACAAATATTCTGTCTCCTAAGTTTGCCTGTGTTCCTGCACCTACGGTAAGAGCTAATTCACCAAATTCAATGGTACCTGGTGCTGCTGTTCCCGTACTTCTTTTGATCAGTAGCTTTGATGCCATTAGAATGTACCCCCGTTAATCGTTATGTTGTTTAATACTGTAGTTGGTATGAACTTAGCTATACTTTGTTTGTATACTAAAACACTACCGTCTTGTAAACCACCTGAGCTTGTATCAGTTAAGTCAACGTCAGCTAATGCACCAACGTTACCACCCCCACCGCCTGTGGCGACACGGGTTACTCTTGGAATTGACTGATCTCCAAATCTTAACCTAGCCATTAAAGTGTGACCCCCTCAAGTACGCTTACTGTTCCTTCTAACACTCTCGTCTTTAGACCAGAGGGAGAAGTTATTACGACATCATATACATACCGTCCAGCTTTCATTGCTGTAGTCTGAACCGCATTTAGTGAAAGTTGTACACGACCCGCTGTAACGGGTGTCATGACTGCTGCTGTAACTGTGACAGAAGAACTACTTGTATAATGCTTCTTGATCATTGATGCTACAGTATATCCAGTCATATCAAATTCTGTACCGTTATCATTCTCAACTGTGAAGTCAATATTGAAATCGGAACCTTGATATACGAGTAAGTTGGATACCGCAGATGCCATGGTATAAAATTTTCCCTAAAGAGTATTTATCTCAGAGTTATTTATTGCTTTTTTCCACTAGAACTTGAAGCATAGACTTGAGTTCCGTAATCTCATCTTTGAGATCTAAAACTTCATCACGCTTCTTACTAGCTTCAGCACGGGCTTTAATATATGCCTCGTACGCAGCACGATCCGTATTGACAATAGCATTGCTTTCTGGATCTCTTCCTAGGTGTTTATGATCCTCTACTTTTAGTAAACCTTTTTCGTCTCTTGGGTCGATTTCTCGTCGACGATTAATCTCTTTTTCTCGTTCTCTGGCGATTGCCTCAAAGTCTTCCATTATGCTAACGCAATGATTCTTAGGTCTTTGACTCTTGGAATGTATGGTTGATTGTAGTTCTTAAGAACTATTTTAAGTTGGAATCCATCATAAGCAGGAGCATCGTCTAGAGTATACTCATAATCTCCAAAGACAAATGGGTCATTTTGTGGAACCATTCTGCCATTGTCGGGACGACCATCCGTGTTAAAGAACTCAAAGTTCAAGTCATCAGTGTCACCTGTATAACCTACTGGAACTAACTTGTACATTACCTGTATCTCGGAGAACTCAAAGTTATTTGCTGCCATTGCCACTTTGACACCAGTAGCGGAGTTATCCAATCTAGCGAGTCTAGTGATGTATATAGCAGCGTTCTCATCACCGACTCCTGCTGTAGGAGTAGCATTGTTGATGAGGTTCGCAGTAGTTGTAACACTCATACGTTGTGTGTCTACTACTGGAGATAGGTGTGTAGAGTCAGAGAAATAGTTTAACTCTAAGTCTAGTGATTTACCACCTGACATGTTACTAATTTCGTTTTGCTTAGAAGCAATGATCTTAGTAGCAAGGAAGTAGTTGATGTCATTGAGTGTGACATCTCTATAAGTTGTGTCTTTAACAAATGAGATCTCAGGACTGTAACCAGCTGGGAAAGGTCCTGCTGATGTACCAGATGTTGCCAAAGCTCTAGCACTAATGCTACAGCCAGGTTGTACCTGAGTCTGAATTGAAGGAGTAAGAACATCCCATGGTATATTCTGTGATATGGAAACATTGTCTCCACCAGCTGTCAGTGTCTTATGTGCTTTGACCCCTGTGATATTGAGTCTATATTTGTGAGGACTGTTCAATGTAGTCAATCCACCAAATGTAGATGTATGATGAGTACCATTTATCTTAGTGAGAGGTATTCCCGCTAAGTTATAGCATTCCACTGGATCACCAATTAAATGTGCTACTCCACTAGCAGCACCTGAGTTAGTTACTGGATCCCAGTTTCTACCACTTACTGAACCTGCATTGTGTCCAACAATGTCAAGCACCCAATCAGGAGATCCTGCGTTGATCTTCTCATACGCTATAATCTCATCATGAATCTTGATAAAGCCAGGATTAGTATCAGATACAGCAGGAGCAGCATTGCCAGGTCCTATGTTAGAGGATGTCAATCCTGCTGCGTCAGCAGCGTTACCTCCAATACAGATATGGAAGTTAGCTGCGTTAGTCAATGTGATCTGAGATACACCTGAAGCAGCAAGAGCAACTTTAAGTGTAGTGTCACCCACCTCAGACCTTACACCATCTACAATAACGTAGTTAGAAGATGACTGCATACCATGGTTGCCATGGAATACATCAATGTAGGTTTGATTATCTGTGGTAGCAATAGCATTTGGTAGAGCACTTATGAATCCACCATTGTTCTCTTCTAGTGTTGCGTTGTTAAGAACTAATCTAGAAGGATTGAGAGTTGTAGGTAGAGTAAAGTCTGCTCTGTAAATCTTGAACATCAAGTCTTCAAACTGTGATGGTGTCCATGTAGATGCGTTCTGTGATTTGAATAGAACACCGATGTATGGTTGCTCAGAGATCTTCTCTCCTGCGTGAGCAGCATCAATGGCATCTTCACCTAGAAGTGAGATGAATACCTTATACTGGTTTGAGTCAGATGTGACAACGATAGCATGTTCCTGTTGATGTCCTATGAATACAGGTGATTCAAATACAAATGTTGTAGGTGTAGAAGCATCAGGTGATGTAACTACGTCAACTGCCTTCTTAATTACCTTAGAGAATGGAACGATATTCTGTGTAGGTGTACCATTTTCTACAGTACGGATGTCAATAGCAACTGGAATCTCAAAGTCTTTCTGTTGGAAGAATAAATCAATCTTAGTTAAGAATACACCACCAACTAAGTTCTCATCTTGAATCAAGAATGTCTGTGCTAGTGGGTCAGACCATAGGGTTCTCTCTTCAGTGAATCTCTGCTCATCAATCTGTGCGTTACGTACAGATATGATAGTCTCCTGTGTAGTCTGTAAGATACCTGTAGCAGCGTACTCTGTCTGTGCTGATGACTCAGACTCACCTGATACCTGTGAATCATTAACAGTATCAGATAGACGGAAGATACGTGTACCTGTCTTAAACTTAGGGTTAGTTGCCTTACTTGGATCAGGTATGAAGAATGTACCTTTTAGGAATCCAGATGGATCTGTAACTAATTTTCTCTCTTTAACTTTTGCCCTAGCACCTGAACTTTGTCCAACAAGGATTTCATTCGGGATTGGGTTGCCTGCATATGCTCCGAGAGCTTGAGCAGCAAGAGCACCAGTGTCAATGTTAATCCAGCCGAGGTTTGCTGTGTAGTCTGAGACCGACGATATATTAACGTTCGTGTATGGGTTGACTGTGTAGTTATCATTAGGTTCTAGGATACGCAATGTGGCACCTGAAGTAAGACCCTTTACAGTTTCACCAACTTGGAATGGTGTACTGTTTGTGTCAGAATCATCATTAGGGTTCTTAGTTACCTCTAGGAGTTTTGGTGTAACAAATGCCTTGACATCTACACCATCAAAGAATGGATAGAATCTTGTCTTAGGCTTAAGTTTCTGACCCTCAAACTCAACGTTTCTGGAACGCATGTTCTGTATGTGTTCCACAGATACAACCTTGTTACCTAAACTCTGCTGTTCGATAACAGGTGTAATCTTATGTCTAATACCAGATCTTGTTTGGTCAGTTCTAATTCTTGTGAATACTTCAGTTCTTGTTCTACGACGCTTACCTTTACCAGTTGTTACCTGTCTAGTCTGCTCAACTCTACCTGACCATGTAGTTTGCCATGATCCCCACTGGATAGGTGATAGACCATTCTGATCAGCGTTAAAGTCACGTAGACTTGTCATGTAGTTACCTTCAACCACAGGACCTTGGATAGCAGAAAGAGATTTAGTGTCTACCCAGTCATCTGAAGCAGGAGTTAGTTTGATGTCACCTATGAATGTAAACACGTTGAATGGGTTTACGTTCTCAAGAGCAGAAGCATATGGTTGGTCAACCAATACCACATCACTGTATGGTAATGTAACTAGATCACCTGTCTGCTGTATATTCTGAGATGTAGAACTAACAATAAGAGGTAAGTTAGTTGTATAGTGTGATGGACGTAGATGTCCTTCTTCAAAGTCAACTGATACTCTG